TCTTGAGGGCTTGAAGTACCATAGTTCAGAGTTTCTAAATCTAGCGCTTTCTTTAAACCACATCCACCCAAAGAAATATCCTTCTGTGTGATAGTTAAAGTTATATATAACTTTTCCTTTCTCTTTAGTTTTCTGCCAGTCAATAGGTAAGTTAACAAACTCTTTACCATCTACACCTTTTACTTTTCTTCTTTTCTTTTTATTTATAGAAAATTGCCCAAGGCTACCTACTAACTTTTCTTTCTTTCCTGTTTCTAATATATAGTGTTTAAATGTATCATTATAATGATACAATATATTTCTCCACTCATCAAAAGACAGATTCACCAAAGGGTGTTTCTTACAGAAATCATTGTAGTTATCTTTACTTGCACTTCTCCAATCAACAGAGACTCTAGCCATTTGTTATTAGTTTGTAGGCTGGGCGTTTGGTGCTTGTCCATCTATTCCTTCATTACTCATATCTGTCTTAATTTGAAAGTATGTAGATAAAAGTTTTGTAGAAGTCATTGCAAGAGCTTGCTGCTCTAAGTATCCAGGAAGTGCGTATTCTTTATCTAGTGGATTCTTACACAAATCATCTATAGAATAATTTGTACCACAATCACAATCTGGATACATTATTTCATTAGGTACATCTTCTTCAAACAATGCTGCCAACCTTATTGATTTTAATAATGGATTACTTACATATAAGTAACCGTTAGATATCCAAAAATAACTGTCCTTTTTAATTATTCTAAGTTTTAGTATATTTAAATATCTATTTATTGTTATTTCTTTTAATTTAGTACCTTTCCCTCCCATAGCGTTTATAGAATAAACACCTTGAATTACGTATTGATAATTACCTTCTGATATTCTAGGTAGTTTAAATTTAGTTCTTGCTACAGTGCAAGGGTCAGCATATTCACAACATTCTGAAATAGGAACTTCTACCATCTCTAAACAAGGAATGGTAGTAAAGAGAGTATCACTCGCCCATAATTTCCTTACATTGGTTTCTCTTTTAATTAACGTCAAGGCATTATTTCTTATTTCAGAAGCAATTGCTCTGTCTGTAATAAGCGCATCAGTTGATAAAATCTTATGCGTAGATCGCACATCTGAAACCAATTTTCTTAATGTTGCCATAATTATATTCTTTCTTCAAATTCAGCCACTTTACCAAGCTTATCATCATAAACTAAAGCAAGAGCAGCTCGTACACTATGTACAAAGTTGTTATCTTTATGCCATCTATCTGTACCAGATAAACTAGGCATTTGTTGTATTCTAACCCCTTTTATTTCTTTAGCCATGTAATGATGTTTATCACCTGTATGGACTTCTCTGTATTTAGCATTTCCAAACATAGATGCATACTTTGGATGGGTAGCAAACAATAGTGGTAGTTGATCTATCTTACAGTTCCCATGATGGTAACCTATAAATGTTTCACCAACTACAGTTGCTTTTATTAATCCTTCATCTCTTATAAAGCTTATATTCTTTTCATCTGTAAAGTATATATCTAATGCATGTGCTAGATAGAAAGACTTTGTTCTATCGTGATTACCTTGCACTAATATAACTTCTACATGATTAGAGTTTGCTTTTAACATCTTGATAGTATCTACAAGTATTGCAAAACCTAACTCATACTCAGAAGAATAATCTAATATAGTGTCTTGTGGTGTTCCGTTTGTTGTTGAGTTTTGATAGTTATCTGTATGAAAAAAATCATTAGATATTGGAAATACTACCTTATCTACATCATAAACAGATCTTACCTTGTGCATCAAATTTTGAGCCACTTCAAAAAATCTTCTTACTCTTACTGCAGGATTGTTATCACCATCAACATATCGTTTTGCTAAATGATAATCAGATAGAGATATTTCAACATCTGTAACATCTCTATTCTTAGTTCTCTCTGGTGAGGGGATTGGAATGTAATTTGATTTATAGTTCTCTAGGAACTTGCTGAAATCCTCAGCTGTGTAATCTGTTGGTGTCTTCCTCTTTGAAAATATTGAGGAAGTAAACTTTCCACTTGGAAGCACTTTAGACCAATAGTTTGTAATTATGTATTTGTCTAAGTCTATTTTATGAAGCTTTGCTAGCTCCAAGTAATCTTTGGGTTCGTAATCAAGAGTAATTGTACTCTCCATAGTCCCCTTCTCATTATTAACCTTCTTTAGTGATTCAAAGGTTTCTGTTGTGTTTGATGTTCTTAGAAACGTTTCTCCTTCATCTTTATCTCTGCTTCTTATTTCTTTAATTAGTTCATCTACTTCATCTTCTGTTATATTTAGCTTCTCAGCATAAAACTTTTTACTTTTCTTCCAGCCCAGTAGTCCCTCTAGCTGTCTGAGTAATTTCTCATTGTACGACATTTAATTGTGCTTTAGTTAAAAAATATTGTAAATATATAAAATTTATTTTGGATATTACAAATAAATTTACTAAACCAGGTTATTATTTATAATCAACTTAGTTATAAATAAAAACTCCCAGGGCTACTAATAACCCTAGGAGAAGCCTTGTAAAACCAACAAAACAAGACTTTTTTATACATTAATATCTAGGAATATTCCTTCATCAATTGCCATAACTCTAACAACTGTTGCTAGATCAGGTAATTGATCAGTTGGATAACCATCTACCTTAACTGTACCTAACAGTTCAGCTCTAGTTACATTTGTTGCAAATGGAGCTGTAAAGTTATTTATGTCAGAATAGAGATTAAACAAATGAAGATCTTTACCTATTGTATCTATTTTTATTAAAGCTGTCATATTATATTATGAAAATAGGATTGCAACATTCTCAAAGTTTGTACACGTTCCAGTATTCTGAACTCTTAAAATTGTTGTGCTAGCATTAACTCCTACATCAACACCAGCTGGTGCTATGAGAGATGACATTGATACACCAGTAGCTACAGGAGTTTGGTAAAAGTCACCATTTTGATATATATCACAAGGTCCTGAATCGGCTCCATGGGGTGCTGTTATTTTTACATTTACGGTAAAGGCCATATTATATTGTTTTTAAAATTTATAAATTATATTGTACATATGGTAATTGGTCCTCCAACATTACCATTTCCATCTATCTGAAATGAATATGCTCCACTTGCACCTGCAGCTGACATTTCATAGATGTGCCAAGGTGCTGCTGTTGCTCCTTGAAAAACAGTAGTACCTGACGCATTTTGATAAACGACAGAACTAGTAGTTGGTGAACCATTTGAATTAACGTTTGTTACCCAAACATCATATGTCATCGATTGTGTACATGCAGAAGTACTGCTTGTTTGTCCAAATTCACTCAACAGTCCTTGTGTCAACCCACCTACTGTACTAGTAGTTGTAGTAGTTTGAGAAGGTGCAGTTGCTGTTATAGTACCTAAATCACAAGCTGCTACAGCACTAGTCGTAGTGGTAGTTGTTGTTGGAGCTGCAGTGGTTGTACTAGTAGTTGTTGTTTCTATAATTGTTGTAGTACTAGTAGTTGTTGTATTTACTATAATATTACCAATGACCTCAAGATCTTCTGTAATTCCAGCTTTAGTAAATGTTACATTCGATACATGTGAATTAGTTGCAGATTGAGTATCACTTAAGATTACAACTGGTGATCCAAGACCTTGTAACAGTGCTCTGTTTTGGAAAGTGTGTATTCCAGTCTTTTGATTTGTAACTATAACTTTTACTGTTGCTCCTGTACCAACCAAAATCTCACCTGTCAATGGATAATTAGCTCCATCAATACTTTCCTGAACTTGAACAACATCATTTACAAGTATTTGCATACCTACAGCAAATATTTCAGAAGCTGTAGTAGTTGTAAGTTCCCAACTTAACTTTTCAGGATTTCCAGTAGTAGTTGTTGTTGTAGTAGCTGCTGTAGTAGTAGTTGTTGTTGTAGGTGCAACTGTTGTAGTTGTAGTAGTAGTAGGTGCAACAGTTGTAGTTGTTGTAGTTGTTGCTGCAGTTGTTGTTGTAGTTGTTGTCGGAGCTACTGTAGTACTTGTAGTTGTTGTGGCTACCGTTGTTGTTGTTGTGGTAGTTGGTGCAACAGTTGTTGTAGTAGTAGTTGTTGGACAATTAGTTGGTAAGTCAATACAATTTTCACATGTACCAACAGAGCAAACTCGTATAATGGTTGCTCCCATAGGAAGTGTAACTGTATATCCAGCTACTAAATCTACAGCTGGGACTTGTGTTTCAAATGGAGTTGTAAATCCGTCCGCATCTGAATATAAGTCAAAAGGTCCAGCAGCGCCTCCAGGTGGAATGGTTATGGTTATTTGTATTAACATGGTTTAAGGAATTAAAGTTGTTGTTGTTGTTGTTGTTATATTTTCTAAAACTATATCCAAATAATTGACGCACTTACCTAAAGCCTGCACTCGTACAATGTTTGTGTAATCTGGAACTAGAGAACTAGTGTATCCATTTAACAAGTCAGTGTCTGATACATCTGTTTCAAAAGGGGTAGTGAAATTATCTAGATCTGAGTATAAGTCAAATTGAGAATTATCAAATCCTATTTGGGATATGGTTAGTAGTACGGTCATCATTATGAACAACAGTTGTTATTAATGTTTGTTATTTGTGAGTTAATGTTTATTATCTGTTCTTTAATAGAAGCAATGTCACTAGTGTTAGTTGCAACTTGACTCTTTAACTCGACAAGAACAGAGTCTATTTTTGATAATGCTACATTGATTGTGTCACAAGCTTCTACACCAGATCCTGGAAGAGTTGGACCATCGTACACAACTGTGCTCGATACAGTACCATTTGTTCCACAGGAGTTAGTACATTGATTACATGTACTTGTGCATCCACAAGGGTTATTTAAAACTACATCAGTGCAGCAAGGGTTTACAGGTAGATATGCCATTTTATTTTGTTTTAAGGTATGTAAATTATATAATATACTCCACGTCCAGGTTGATAGTTACTATGTGATTGTCCACCACCTGTAGGATCAAGAGTAACACTATGTGTATGTGGAGGAAGGGGATTTGCATTAAACTGTCTTTGTCTAAAGGCATTATTTCCACCATCAAATCCTCCACCACCTGGTATACTATCACCAAGGTAAGGTCCTGCTGCCCATCCTGTAGGGGTTATTGTAGGTGTTGATTGTCCAAGAGTAACATCGTG